GCGAGAACTCGAGCAAGAGGATCAGCCGAGGGAGATCATTGTCACGTGGAAAGATCCGTCGGAGAAAGGCGTTGGATAGAAATCAACTATGCACCGCTCCCATCGCAAAGTAAGTTTCATGATTCGAAAGCAAGGTTCAAGGGATTCTCGGGGCCGATTGGGTCAGGAAAGAGCCAGGCGTTGTGTCAGGAGGCGATCCGGCTATGTTATTTAAATCCGGGCCGGCAGGGATTAATTGGCGCGCCCACTTACCCGATGCTGCGGGACGCGACGTTAACAAGTTTTCTTGAGGTATTAGCCAGCAACGCAATCCGGCACGAACTGAATAAGTCGGAACTGGTGCTGGTGATGAAAGACACGAGTTCACGCATTTACTTTCGGTCCGTGGATGACTTTGAGAGGCTGCGCGGGACTAACCTAGCCTGGTTCGGACTCGATGAGCTGACGTACACAGCCGAGGAAGCATGGCTCCGGCTTGAAGGCCGTTTGCGTGATCCATTGGCCAAGCGGCTGAGCGGCTTTGCGGTTTGGACACCGAAGGGGTTTGATTGGGTATACCGGAAGTTCATTCGGGAACCCGTAGACGGATACGAGGTGGTGCTAGCGAAGCCCTATGAGAACAAGCACGTCCTGGACAAGATTCCGGATTTCTATCAGCGTTTGAAGAACAGTTACGACGCGAAGTTCTTTGAACAGGAAGTATTAGGCGAGTATCTGAACGTTCAAGCGGGAGTTGTCTATCAGGCGTTCAAGCGAACACGGAATATGAAGGCGGTGGAACTCGATCCCGAAGCGCCATTATTCTGGGCTCTCGATTTTAACGTCGATCCGATGAGTTCGATTGTCGCGCAGAAAAGGGGGAATGAGGTGCGGGTACTGGACGAAATCGTATTGAGCCGAGCCAGCACGGAACAGGCGTGCGAGGAGTTCCACGCGCGGTATCCGAATCACCAAGCTGGAATCGTGATTTACGGCGATGCCTCGGGGCAGCGGCTGCAGACGGCTGGAACGACCGACTACCAAATCATCAAAGAATACTTTCGGCAAACAGCTTATCGAAGTGTGAAGTTTCGAGTGCCGCCCAGCAACCCAAGCGTACGCGAACGAGTGGCACTAGTAAATGCAAAGCTCTTATCCGCGAGCGAGGAAGTGCAGTTGTTTGTTCACCCGCGATGCAAAGGGCTAATCGCAGATTTCGAAGAGATCACGTTCAAGCCGGACACGGGCGTGATTGATAAGGAAAAGGACCACAAGCGGACTCATCTTTCGGATGCGCTCGGATACGTGATGTGGCAAGAGTGCAGACCGAGAGCGAGCTTTGGAGAGCAGAACCGCCGGTTACTTTAACGCGTAATACGAGATGAACACAAGTAATAGCAGCTTCGATATTAACCATGAGCATCCTGAGTATTCAGCGAGGCGGGCGATGTGGAGCCGCTACCGAGATCTATATGTCGGAGGTGCGCAGTTTATTGCGAACGCCGATCGGTACTTGGTGAGGCGCCAAAAGGAGCCCGGGGACGTCTATGCCGAAAGGCTGAGCCGCAGTTTCTACGAAAATTACGTTGGATCCATTGTCGATTGGTATACGGCCACGCTGTTCCGCCGGGAGCCGGTTTTGACGTTGGAAGGCACGAATGAGCGGGCGCGACACTTTTTCAGTGAGTTTATTGAGGATTGCGATCTGAAGGGAACGAGTCTTGCCGAGTGTTTCCGAAGGCAGTTCGTGGATGCGTTAATCTGCGGGAAAAGTTATGTACTAATCGACTTTCCACGTCTAAATCAGCCCGCCGAGACGCGCGCCGAGGAGGACGAACGGGGGGCCTCGCGAGCCTATTTGGTAAGTTACTCCGCCGACGAACTGAATAATTGGAGTCACGATGACCGGGGACACTATCAGTGGATCGTGCTTCGAACGAGCAGTTTAACGAAGAATAGGATCGAGGATTCCACGTGGGCCAAACAAACGCGTTGGGTGTATTACGACAAGGAACGTTACCGGATTTACGAGCGGTCAGAGGAAGGCACGGGCCGAGGCGGGATTGAACTTGTCGCGGAAGGGCGTCATGGGCTGGCGAAACAATCGCGAGTGCCCGTAGTGGAACTCCGAATCTCCGAGGGTCTATGGCTTCTCAACAAGGCAGGTTCGTTGCAGCTCGAGCATTTCAACAAGTCAAATGCTCTTGGGTGGGCGCTCACGATGGGGCTGTTTGCGATACCGGTTGTGTATTCGGACCGGGAGTGGGATCAGGTAATGGGTGAATCGTATTACATTCAACTTGGGCCTCAAGACCGATTTGGATGGACAGAGCCAGCAGGAACTGTATATCAGATCGCTGCCGACAATCTGACACGTTTACAGGAAGAAATCTATCGCGTGTGTTACGTGACGCATGCGGGCGGAGCACTTTCCGGAAGCGCCAGTCAATCCGGCGTCAGCAAGCAAAGAGATTACGCGATAACTCAGGAAGTGCTCCGAGCCTACGGAGATGCGGTGAAGGACGCGATGAAGCGAGTGTTGCGTGCGATCGAAGCCGCACGGGAAGACGGCCTTAGCATAGATGTGTCAGGCATGGACGAGTTCGACATCGGGGACTTCGGCACTGAGTTGGATGACGCTGAGCGGTTACTCAGCTTAGGGATCGCCTCGCCGACTCTCAAAAGGCAGGTGCATAAGAAGGTTGCGTTTCAATTTCTGTGCGATGTACGGCAGGAAGTGAAAGACAGGATCGGCCAAGAGATCGATCAGGAGCAGTGATGGCCACCGAAGAGATCCGGCCCGAGAAATCTTCTGAGGAGAGAAATATGGACGACAAGAACTTAGAACAGCCTGAGCTGCGCTCCATCGTGCATGGGGTGATCGAGGAGTTTGTGCAAGCGGAGCGCGCCAAAGCGGAGCCCGCATACAAAGCTGAGTTAATGGACGAGCGTAAACGGCGCGAAGACCTAGAACGCCGAGTCAACGAGTTGGTACAGGAGAATCAGGTCAGTCGAAGGATAGCAGAGGAAGCAGAGCGGAGCGCGTCGGTTCGGGCAGAGTTACAGCGGCTGGGTGTAGCCAAAGTTGACTTGGCGTATCGCGTTGTGAAGGATGATATCCAACGCAGCGAAGATGGGCGGCTGTTTGCAAAAACGGGACAAGGCGAGGTTCCGGCGCGAGAATACCTGGTTCAATTCGTTCAGGACAATCCAGAGCTTCTGCCTGCACGGATTACGGGGGGATCGGGGATGGGTTCGGAGCCGAAGGTGGTTCCGGCAACAGGCGGGCTTGATCTGGAAAAAATTCGACCGGGCATGAGCCCGGAAGAATTGGAAAAGGTACGTCGCGAGGTCTCGCGGGTAGCAAGTCAGACCCTGCGCGGTCAGTGAGAAGCGCCGGAAGCGGATCAGAAGTCTTCCTGGCGGGAGTGAACAAGAGAGGAGCAATAAGTGGCAGCAATTACATCAGCGAATGTCGCAAACGCGATTGTTAAGTTGGTAGCGGTGGACGCTCTTCCGGCTTTAGTTAGCAACCTTATTATGGGGAATCTAGTTAACCGGGATTACGAACCGACGTTGGCGCAGGCCGGAGATACGGTAAACGTGCCGATCCCCCCAACCTTAGTCGCGAACAATATTGCAGAAGGGGGCACTGTGCAGACCCAGAATCCGAATCTGGGAAATGCGCAAATTGTTCTGAATACGCACGCCGAGGCTACGTTCCAGATTCCGGATATTACAAAAGTGCTGGCAGTGCCGGATCTATTGAAGCTGTACATGCAGCCGGCGGTGGTTGCCATTGCGGAGCGAATCGAGTCAGATGTCTTAAACCTCTATTCGCAGTTCAGTTCGAACACGGCAATCGGTACGGCCGGAGTTGCCCTAACGGAGGCCTCCATTGATGCAGCAGAGACCGCACTATTCCAAGCCAAGGTTCCCGCTGGTGCTGGTAAGTATCTAGTGGTTGATCCGACTACCTACTCAGCGCTTCGGCAGATTCCCCGATTCAGCGAATACTATTCGGCCGGAGATGCGGGGCTGCGTGCCCTCATTGATGGCGCGGTTGGAAAAATCAAGGACTTTTTCGTTTTCCGATCACAGCTCGTGCCGAAAACGGGTAGCGGACCAGTTAACACGCACAATTTAGCTTTTGCACGAGACGGGATTGGTCTGGTAATTCGGAGGCTCCCTCAACCGCTTCCCGGGACGGGGGCGATTGCAGAATACGCGGACATGGGCAATTTCGGAATTCGGGTTGTTATGAGCTATCAGCCGAACACCTTGGCGCAGCAATTCACGGTGGACGTATTGTACGGGACGGCGGTTCTGCGGAACTCTTTCGGAGTTCAGGTCAATAGCTGAAAGACAGGCGTAGAGGTGAACGGGCGCATCGACGCGTCCGTTTCTTCGCAATTGTTGAGGAAAACATGGATTTGAGACTGTTCTATCAAAAGTTGCGGACAATCGAGCAAGACATTGCAGAGCCGCATGTAGTAGTGGTCAGCGATGAAACGCCGGATGGGGGACGAGCCGGGCAAAAGGTCGAAGTATCTCGAAGGAATGCCGCTCGTCTGATTTTGGAGGGACGTGCTCACTTAGCGACAGTGGAAGAGTCTGCCGAGTACCGGAGCGGCGTCCAAGAGGCAGTGCACACTGCGCAGCAACGAGCGACGGCTGAGCGAGTTCAAGTGAATCTGATCTCGGATGCCGATCTTCGCGCGCTCAAAAGCGCGGCTCGGCCGGAAAAACGATAGGGCATCTAGTACGACAATGGCTTTATTTACGGATGGCCCACTCATCTCAACGGAGGACCTGCAGAAATGTGAAAACAGCATCCTCAACCTCGCGAGCATAGAAAGTATCGATTTGGCGGGAAAAATAGCGTTGGCTCAAAGCGAGATTGCAAATCAGCTAATGCTTTTTTTGCTTCGAAGACTGCCCTTGCGAAATTTTGCCGATTTTCCGTGGGCGCAACGGACTAGGGACGTCGGCGATGTGGTTGTGACCGAGCCCCTGAGGCAGTGGCATGTGCACAAGGCACTCGCAATGGTATATCGCGACGCGTACAACAATCAGCTGAACGATCGATATCAAGGCAAGTGGACCGAGTACGAGCAGCTAGCGAAGGCAAGCTCCCAAAACTATTTCCGGATCGGAGTCGGTGTGGTTGCCAACCCGATCGCGAAAGCTTCCATCCCGATTCTCTCTACTACAGCGGGCATCGGTTCAGGCGGGACATTTTACGCTGCAGTAGCGTGGAGGAACGAAGCGGGCCAAGAAGGCAACGCGAGTAACATTGCGGAAATTACCACGTCGGACGGTCAGCAAATGGTCATCAGCGCTGTAAAGCCGCCAGCGAATGCCACCAGTTGGAATGCGTATGCCGGCATGTCACCGGAAACGATCAGTCTTCAAAACAGCGTACCGATTGGGATTAACTCAAGCTGGACCATGATATTGGGCCTGCAGCAGGGGATCCCACCAGGAACAGGCCAACCAGCGACATGGTTTCTTGTTGATAATCAGGTCATCCAGCGAGGTTAACGGATGCTTCAGATCGCTAGCGCAACCACCCAGAAACTGGCCGGAATTCTCGCTTCGAAAAGTGGTGTCGCAGCGACGCTGGCCGCCCTATCGGCAGAGCAGGGATTCGTGGTACCTGCTATTAATGCAAATCAAATCATCTCGCGGAATGTAGCGGCTGAGTTATCGGAACACAGCGCCGTTAATAAGTACCCACTTATTTACGTGTACTGCAGCAAGATAGCTAACGAACTTCGGGAGAAGTTCCGCACTTTCTCAGGAGACGCTCAGATGGTTATCGAAGCCCGAGTGTCGCAGGACCGTCTTGAGCAGATTGAACCATATTTGCACGCCTATGCCGATGCGATCACTCAAGTGCTCGAACGGAACCGTGGCGACTGGGGAGATGGCGTGTTCTACAGCGGCGGATACGAAGTAACTTTTGGCGGCGTAAAAAAGGGCGGGCGCAATTTCATACAGATTGCAAAAGTAACCTTTGCCTTGGAGATTAGCGCCGACTAGATAGAAGTTTGATTTAGCCTCAGAACGTTTCGACTCGGATCGGCATATGTCGTATATTTCTTCGAATGACAATCGCTTCTACGTCGCTCTGGAGCAGGGTTATGGCAATGCGGCAGCGGCAGGCACGAGCAACCGCATCCCGGCAGTGAAGTTGACTACCAAACAGCAGACTGAGAAGGTTCAGCGCAAGGACAAAACTGGCTCGAGGACGTTCGTGGGGAATCCGAGCGGGCTCAGGAAACAGACGAACTTCGCGCTCCAAACATACATGGCAATTTGGGCCGACCAAACCGCGGCGCCAGCCCACGGGCCTTTGTTTCAAGCCTGCCTGGGCAGCCCTCCCCTGCAATCCAGCGGCGGCACGGTTGCCAATGCAGCCAATCCTTCTCAGATCGCTTTCACAGCTCCGCATGGACTAGCACCAGGACAGGCAGTCACGAGCGGGGGAGATATTCGGTTCGTCGCGGCTATCATAGATGGTCAAACAGTACAGCTGAACGCGCCATTCACCGTAGCCCCCGGTGCGAACTCGCAAACCGGGCCGACTGCCACGTACCAACCCGCGACGAACCTCCAAAGCGTAACACTCTTCGACTACTGGACCCCGGCAACGGCAGTGCAGCGCGTCCTAGCGGGCGCGGCTATAAATACTCTGACGGTGAAGGTAAATGGAGATTTCCACCAGTTCAATTTCACCGGGCAAGCGCGGGACTTAGTTGACACATCAAGTTTCGCAAGCGGCCAGTGTGGATTGGCGTCTTTTCCGCCTGAGCCGGTAGTCGACGCCCTCAGTTACTCGATTATTCCAGGGCATTTGGGTCAGGTTTGGCTCGGCAGCACTCCGCAACAGTTCCTTACGCTGACGGACGCAGAAGTTTCTTTTAGCAACAATCTTGAGCTGCGAGCGTCGGAGTTCGGCGCAGATCTGCCGAGCGTAATCGTTCCGGGGCAGCGGACGGTATCCCTTAATTTCAGCATCTACCAGCAGGATGATTCGGCAACCGCCAGTCTTTATCAAGCTGCGCGGCAAAGATCGCCGATCAGCGTAATGATCCAACTCGGCCAGCAGCAGGGTCAGCTATTCGGCATTTATATGAAGAGCGTTGTGGCAGAAGTGCCGGGGTTCGACGATTCCGATAAGCGACAGCAATGGCAATTTCAGAGCAGCCGGGCGCAAGGGAGTGTAGACGATGAGATTTTTGTCGCGTTTGGTTGAGGCGGAATCCAGGGCGCTTCAATTAAGGAACCCGGTTAGTTACGAGAGCGTGGCGAATATTGAATCCAAAGCCGTTCCCGGGGTGAAGTTTGTGATTCATCGAATGTCGTTTGGCCGGAGAATGGAGCTAAGCCGGCAGATCCGCGAAATCAGCGATAGAGCTGAGTTTCTTGCG